CATTTACCTCTTGAAAGTATTTCAAGAAAGGTTCAATCACATCAGCATTTTTTAATGCCTTGGCCTCGAAAGTATTGACCTTCATAACATCTTTCACGTATTTTTTCACACGTTCAACGTCATCAGGTTTTTCCACAGGTAAATACCTTGGATCAGTAAGATTAAAGTGAATAGGATCCTTTAGTTTACTGCCAGAAGCCAGCTTATGTGGAATCTTCTCCCCTTCGTACACCTTCACCGTACCCCCGCCATTGTTTCCTGGTGTGATATCCACCAGGACCGCCTTGCCGGCATGAGGATTTTTCGGAAGCATCTGGGCCTTCACCACATACTTATCGTGCCATTGGCTATAGGTCATATCCGCCGGCACATAGTAGTTCCGCCCTTTTTCGTCCCTGGCGATCCGCTTGCCTTCCTGTTTGTGCCCGTCTTCCGGACCGTACAGGCTGCCGGCAATGGTAGACCGGCAATTCGGGTGTAGGGGCGGCAAATTATCCCCTGGAGAGGCTTCTTCCACGCTTACGATACGTCCATCGTGTTCCCGGCAAATCGGCGTTGTACGGTTGTCCAGAGTGGCAATGAACCGGTAGTAGTCCATGCCGGAAGCCCGGATGCTGTCCAGGGCTGCCCGGTTCTCCACATAGTTCAGCTCCGTCCGTACCAGGCGGGTGGCATTGCTGGAAGCCACATTCATGCGCTGAGCGATCCGTTTGGAAATAACTTCCACAGATTCTCCCCGGTGTACGGCAGTAACCATCTCCTGCTTCAGAGTCTGCCCCAGCAGTTTCTGGTTCTTCCAGATCCGCTCCGAATAGTTCTTCCCACTCCAACGGTCCCGCAGCACATCTTCCAAGCTTTTTCGGGAGACCACCACCCGGGGAGATTTCAGTCCCACCGTCCGG